TCTTAATGGATGTTGATAGTAATCAATATAAAGGCTTTGATAAGTGCCTAAAGCTTCAGAGAGACAAGATACACAAGCTTGAAGGTATGCTTAAGTCAATAAACGAGCTAACACAGCAAGACAGATACAAAGAGGCTAAGACGCTTCTAAGCGGTTATATGAAGTTAATAGAGAGTAGGGGGTAGGTTATGAAGAAATGTAGCCCAGTAGAAATGAGAAAGAATTTACAGGTTGTCGATACTTTAAAAAAATACGGTATTGATTTCGCAGTTGTTCCAGTTAGGGATGAAGCCCATAAGAATGAGCTTATTGCCTTGGGTAACGAGGTACTCGAAGAAAAGCTAAAAGAAGTAGATTAGCAATATAAAGCTAACGTGTTAAAATACCTTAAACTAACTAGGTATTACCAATGGCAGCTAAAAAGAAACCTGTAAAGAAAAAAACCACTAATGTTGTTATGACTGGCGGAAAAGGCCGGACTAAAAAGAAAAAGAGTCAATATGCCTAGTTTCATTGAATTATCCTTAATAGCGCTGGCTATGAGTTTTTTGTACTCTTATAAGAGAGTGCTTATAGCTCTTCCAGTTGTTGTTATGGCTATATCTGCAACATATTCAGATCCATACTTAGGTGACTGGGCTTATTACCTAGTCAACGCTTCATTCTCGGCTATTGTTGTAGCATTACTTCAAGTTCCTAAGCAGACACTTCTAAACGTACATATCCAAATAATAAACGCTGTAACAGTTTTAGCTCATGCTATGGGGTTTATTATGTATGAAATTGGATATAAACCAGACGTTTATAATGCTATTATCTTAGGTCTAGGTGTGATCGAGTTCACAAGATTTTTAATAATAACAAGAACGGACTCAAGGGAATATGGATTTTCTGGTGGCTTTAATTCTATTTATAGGTTTGTTCGTTTCCGTATCTTGGGTGGTTATCGCTAATGCATCTATCAGGCGTAAAAATGCAATTAACAGAGCAGGTATTAAGCAGTCCAAAGGTTCAAGGAGCAATCGCCGCTAGTACAATGGCTGTAGGTGTTGAGTTTACAGTTGCTAAATGGCTACCTGAATTTCTATCGGTTGTATCAATGGGGTTAGGTTGTGTATTAACCATAGCGTTTATTGTTCATAGAATAGTCCTGATTATCAAAGATATTAAAAGTATTAAAAAAATAGATTAAAAATTATACTGTACGCTGGGGCGGTCTATGCTCTCTCTCCCTCTACCCAGCGACCCCTTATAAATAAATAACTATGTGTTAAAATAAGCAACCCCTTCTAATACCCTTCATGTATCGAAGGAATTATCATGGCTAAAACATACCATGTAAAGAACGTAGGCGGAGGCACTAGACTTCCAATTACAGACGGAACACTGAGCACCTTTAATCAAATTGGTGACGACATAGACATAGGAACGGAAACAGGCGTTTTCATTGTTGCTTTTTATGATTCTAATGGTGATCCAGTAACCCCATCAGCCGGAACTATTACTCCTGAAATGTCACCTATAGCTGGGCAATGGCAGCAAGCAGGTTCAGGCGATTTAGTGATAGACGCTACAAAAGTAGAGGCGGGATTATCCACCTATAGTATGCCTAGTTTTGCTGGCCCTGCTATTGAGGGGCGCTTAACTTTTGCAGGCATTGCAGGCGCTTCTAGTGCTGTAGCTTACTTCTGGCGGATCTAGTATAATTACTTGTCGCTTTGTGAAGGGGGCGACAACTAGGCCGCGCGGTCTTCCCTTCGAAATCCTTCGCAAAATCCCCCGAAAGGGGGGCCTTTAATCCCTTCACGCAACGGACTATACGAGGGATTTCTTTTGACATATTCAAAATCTTTAGGATTAAATAGTAGCGAGGCTATCAGCCTTAACAATAGGGTCGAAGTCTCACAAGCAAGTGATTTAGCAGGGGCTCTAGACTCATCAAAGGAATATTTTATTGATGGCGTTATTGATATGGGTGCTCAGCAGATAATAGTGCCACAAGGCGGCCTTAATTTATCTGGTTATAACTTCGATATATCAAAGCTGGTTTCAAGTGAGGCTGGTTATACTATGTTTATATCACCAGTTGAGGGTTCCGGTAACTTGCTTGGCAAGGATTACGGTATAGAAGTTTCTGGGATAGGCTCTCAAGTTTACAATATAGAGTCTGATACTGGTAATGAGGCTTTTGAATTTGCCCGCATAAATTACAATAACTGCTCATCTCTGGGTGTTATCACAAGCTATCGCCAAGGCTTAGAGGTTGGAACTGGTCGATTTGGTGGTAAACCTGAACTGACCCTAGCAGGACTTTGGAATGGTGGATTCTTTATTGACACATCCATAGTTAGGGGTATGGAGGACGGGGCCTATAGTTTGTTTAAAGCAGGGGCGGGCTTTTTAATGAGCTCTAGATTTAGGTCTAATATGAACATAGACCTGCCTGCTAGTGCTAGCTTCTTTGACTTCTCTAATGTTAACTTTGTAAACCCGTCTACATTACAGATAGAAGGGGCGATAGTAACAAGGGGTGGTGTATTTGATGCTACAGATACAAATATAACGCCAAACATAACCCAGTCAGATATTGTTAGCTCTTGGAGTGGCAACAATGGAATGCCTAATACTTTTGAGGGTGCTTCTATCGGAGTGACTACTGAGAGCGTTACAACAATAAACACTATTGGAGTCTATGAGGATGTATTGGCTGCATCATGGGCTACTTCAGATTTACAGCACTTTGACAATCCAGCGGGAAACCAGTTAAGGCACCTAGGCAATACACCTAGAGAGTACAAAGTGGTCGCTGATTTTATAATGGATTCGACTCAAAATAACGTGCTTACGCTCAGGGTTAGTAAGTGGGATAACTCAGCCTCAAGCTTTAGTGTGGTTTTAGATCAATCTAGACAGGTTAGTAGTCTGGTTGGCGGTCGAGATATTGCTTTCTTTGGTATTAATATAAATACCACGCTAGACCAAAACGACTACATAAAACTAGAGGTTGCCAATCAAAGTAGTGCAGCCAATGTTACCGCAGAAACTGATAGTTATTACATAGTAGAGCAAAGGTAAATAGACTAATTTGCGGGGTGTAGCAGCCCCGTGTTAAAATAGCCTTATCCCATCTTAACTGATGCATAAAGGCAAAGTATGACAGAGCAAGCTAAAACAGGTCGTCCGACCAAGTATAAAGAAGAGTACGCAGAGCAGGCTAGAAAGCTATGTGACCTAGGGGCTACAGACAAACATTTATGTAATTTTTTTAATGTTGCTGAATCCACCTTAAACCTTTGGAAGTTGAATAATCCTTCATTTTCGGAGTCCTTAAAATTAGGTAAGGATGTTCCTGATGATAATGTTAAGCGCTCTTTGTACGATAGAGCTATGGGTTATACATGCTTAGAAGCTAAACACCATGTGGTAAATGGTGAGCTTATCGAAACAATGGTAGAGAAGCATTAC